GCTAATAGGGATTGATTACAGAAAAATATCCCAGCTCTAGCTGAAGCATGTGCCGAACATAAAGCCAAGCATCTAAAGGTAGAAGGGAACTGATTAAATCTAGTATCTCCAAAAGCTCGAGCTGGAATAATTATATAGGGAGCTGGAGCTTGATGTTCTCCTATTGGTGGATCTCTAATTGGATCTGGTGTTATGTCTGATTTAAGCATCTATAATACCAGCTCTAATTGTTGATCATCATTTTCAATAACTTGTATGTCCCTTACAAAACCAGCCAGTTCTCTTGCTCTTAATCTTTTATATAGAGCTGGATCTATTTCTTTAACTTCATCCATTAAATCCTCATACTTCTGGTCTAACATTGTTTGTTCTTCTGTAATCATTTTAACTTTGTTGGATTTTGAATGTAGGTTTTGCAAATAACACAAAGGAAACTTTCCCAGAACTGTTCTAAATCATATGTTGCATCGCAACTTGTACATTTAACTTTCATAATAGATCCTTATTGAGTTTGTACATTAAAGAGAAATAGATCTGGGATAATGTCCAATTCCCCACATGACTTGTTGAGGTCTACCAGAAGATCCTTTTTCAGTAGTTCCATCTGTATATATTAGAAGCTTTTCTTTTAATCCTTTATAACGAGCTGTGACTGTTGAGTATCTATGTTGAGGAAGCTTTTCTAATACTTCATCAGATATACAGCCAAAGACACCAGCTTCATTAATTACATCCAATACTATTTTCTCCATCTTGCTTGGCTCAATCGATTTAGCTGAAATATGTGATGTAATTGGATCATTAGTCCTTGCTAATTTGTATGCTTCAGTCATTGATTTTCTCCTCTAGTTTGACTTTTGAATATAATTTAGGATTTATTTCGATGATCTTAGTTCCTCTATAAAGAGCTTCGACCAGCTTCTTTTTGAGTTTGTAAACATCAGTCTTAAAACCTTTTACATCCTCAACAACTTCACAGCCTATTTGTCCCTGTAATCCTGTTTGATTAAGATCTATGTAAGAAAAATCAGCTATGTAATCACAAACCTTAACTCCATCAATCATGCATTTATAACGAGGATGAACTTCTAACTGGCTTATTTCTCCAGCTTTAAATCTTGGGAGTAGGGAGTATTTATAATGCTTTGCTTCAGCTAAACTATCGAAGTTATAACCATCAAGCTTAACTCTTTTGTTTTTAAACTTTGAAAATGATCTAGGAAACATGACCAGCTAACCTCTCTACGTTTTGTAATCTTTTGATCTTTTCATTATTGCTTTTAAGTACCTTCTCCCTACATATGATCTCCACCAATGTTGAGGTCGATCTATGTTGAACTTTTGCTTCAACTTCCAAAGCTTCTTTGAGTTCTTTAGATATTCGGCAGAATAAGACAACTTTTTCACTCATAATTTCTCCAATAATCCAAGAGTTTCTGTGGTTTTTTAATAAAAACGTACAAACTCTATTAGTTACTACTTGATATTGATAGCATTATGATATATTTAATAATAGACGTACAAACTGTGTACGTTACGTTTATAGGAGGTTTTATGAAAAAGACAGTAACAGTATCATTTGAAAATAAAGAATATTATTTTCCTTACTATAGAGATTTAGATAGTAAGGAAGTTGATTTTTTAAATAATCCTAAAATTACTAAATTAATTAAAACAAAAAGTCGTAATGGCAATGCTTTTACTAGAAGGCAAGCAGTTATGGATAAAACAGTAATTGAAAATATAATTCGATTAGGTACTGAAAAAGTTCATTTGTTGACTAGATATTTAAAGGATGAAATTTCACTAGAAGAATACAAGCAATATTTAGATGGAGCAAACTAATGTGGAACTCTAAATACATAATTGGTTCTGGCAGTAAAAATAGGATGTACTGCCTTTACCATTCTTTTGATGACTATAGTTCATCTGGTCTTATTCCTAAATGTCATCATGTTTCTAATCTATCTACTGACTATTCTAAGGCTATCAGTAAGGCAAAGCAGATTGCCCAGCCAGATTGGAACTTAATAATTTCTAAAAAACCTGTGATCCTTGATGATATTGTTAGGGATGGCAGTTCTTTAAAACCTACCTACAATAATTTTTATGTTGATGAGCCTGTAGTTACATATCCAGCTAGTTCTTTTGTTGGTGCTGTAGGCGAAACAGTTTCATTAACATTAGGTGTCACAGACAGCTTTTACTTTGATGGTTCTTTTGGAAGCACTCTTTGTACTAAGTTTGTTGATCAGTCACACAATGTATATACGACCTACAGTTCAGCTAAGTTCGTTAGAGAACTTACAGTAGGCGATACAATTTACTGTACTGCTGAAGTATCAGCTCACAGTAATTATCAAGAAGAAAAAACCACCACCATTAAAAAAGTAAAGGGAGCAAACTAATGAAACTAAGTAGCTTAAAAGTTTATACAAGTAATTATGGTTTACAACTAACTACTGGATATAAAGCTAATGATCGTGGCTCATATGGCTTAGTTAAAGATTTAGACACAACTTTAATTGGCACTCAAAATTATATGGGCATGGCTTATTTTTGGGATCACGATGTAAAGCATACAATGAGAGATGTTACACCAAAGGTTAGAAAAATAATTCACGATACAGCTTTAAGAGAAGGTTTATTTAAAGATAGTGAATTTGGTAATAAATACATTCCAACTTGTAAAAAATTTATTGAAATAATTAATCTTGCAGTAACAAAATTTAAATTAGGAGATGAGTATTTAATAGAGGGAGCAAACTAATGGATATTAGATTTTATAGAGAAGAAAGTTCTAAGGAACTCGGTATTAAAGCAGATTGTAATTACATAGTGGTAAGTAAAGATTATAAAAGTCCATATAAGTTGATGCCTTATTCAATTTATTATGTGGATGACACTAGATCTTATGTTGCTCTTAAAATTATAGAAGAAAATCGACTTACTATAGATCCCATCTTAGATAGTAGTGATATAGATCATCTTGGAAATCAAAAAGAATTTGAAGCATTTAACACATTAAAAGAGGCTAAAGAATGGATTTATTACGATATCAAAGGAGCTAAATAATGGAATTTAGAGAAATCGTAAAAGATGCTTTTAAAGTTAACTGGATTTGGGATGTTGGCTTTAGGCAATCTGATGTGGAAAATGGCATATTAAAAACAGGCAGTATTGAAGAAGTTAATGAAAAGTATTCTGATAAAAGCATCATAGAAATGGCACAATTTTATTTTGATGTTACAGAAGATGAACTTGAAGGATTGCCATCTACAGACGAATTTTATCTCCCCAATAAAAGAGATCTTAAAGAGCTTACCAATTTTTTAAAAAAATATGATCCAGAATATTTAAACTTGGGAGAAACTAATGGAAACTAATTTAATGAGAGCTGATCATGGCAAAAAGCATACAGGCAAATATTGTGCTTTAGTTCGTGTATCTACTGACAAACAGGATGTTGAAAACCAAGTGTTCGCTATAGAACAATATCTAAATGGTGGAGATCATCATGTGGAATGGTTTAAAGAAGAAGCTGTGTCTGGTAAAACTGAATGGGCGAAAAGACCTGTTCTAAATGATGCTATTAAGTATTGCAGAAAGACTAAGGCTACTTTGATCATCTATTCTTTATCTAGGCTTGGTCGAAGGAGAGGGGATGTCTTAAACTTCTTTGACGATGTTATAGCTAAAGGCAAAATCAAAATTATAGTTGTTGATTATCCCATGCTGGATGAAACTACCATAGGTTTTATGGCTGTTATGAACCAGCATGAACGAGAGCTTATATCAAGTCGTACTAAACTTTCTTTGGATAGAATACAAAGTAATCTTAAAAAAGATGGCTTTCATATTACTAAATCTGGCAGTAAAATTACCAAGCTGGGAACAGGCATGTCTAAGAAGGCACAAAAGAAAGGTGCTATGGGCAATAAGATTAAAGCTAACGAGAGAGCTGATAATCTTTTACCTAACATTGAAAGAGGTATGACGATGGGATGGACTTATCGTGAGATAGCTATGGATTTTAATAAACGAGGTTATGAAACTGCCAGAGGTGGCGAATGGCATGCTTCAACTATTCGCAATATGTATATGAGAACAAAGGATAAAAAGTAATGAATGATATCAATGTACAGCCAAATTCAGTTAAAGAAATACATCAGCATTTAATACGAAAATATAACCAAGCTGTTATTAAAGTTGAAATGACTTTATATCAAGGTCGAAAAACTAGAAATGAAACTAAAATACAAGCTTACATAAATGCAACTAGATTGCATTATGGTTTTTGCTTTTGGATGATGTCAAGTTACTATGCCAACCAACATTTCACGATTACCAAGCTTGTAAAAGAAATGCACTCAACTCGTCAGTCAATTTCGACTATAATTAATGAGTGTGAAGCTGAAGGCTGGATAGATGTTATTCGCACAAACAATTCGGTCAAATGTACAGCATCAGCACCAATGGTAGAGACTTTTGAGAAGTTTATGATTTATAGAAGAACAGAGGTTAAAAGTGTGATTGGTTTTGCTTTTCAAAATCTTACCAACTTTGAGAAATTGATGTCAAAGGACTTTACACAAGAAGATGAATAGGTATCAAACTAATATGCATTGTTTTTATTTTTATTTTATTTAATCTAATATTTAAAGGGGAGTACAAAGTGGGATCTAATCGTAAACGTACAACATACAAACATGATATAACCAGAGCTGTTAGTTCTATTAGAATTAAATTTCAACGTCGAATGACAGTTCCCATGTTTCATCCCCAGCATATTGAAGCTGTTTCACAATTATTAGAATATGGCTTTAATGAACTTAATCGTATAACAAAACTTAACTCTTTAAGGCGAGTGGATAAATTGGTACAAGCTCATTATGTCATTGACACACTAACTCATGGATTTGCAAATATTACACCAGCCGATCCTCGAAATAGAGGTGCAGAAGAATATATATATGGCGATAATGGATTTGAAACAATTCATGGTCTTAAAGATTTAGATAAAATAATTACTGACACAGAAGGAGAAGAAGATCATGCATCAGATAGCGACCAATGGAATAAATGGATGCGAGAATCCATGCAACGAGATCACGAAAAAAAGCATCGTGAACACAACTATCCAAAACAAGATCCACCAGAAAGACAGACTGAAGGGTACTTACAGCCACAGGATAAATACGTTAAGTCTGTGTACAACAAAAGCAAATACACGAAATCAAGCACACAAAGGGATTAAACGATCAATATTAGCAACTTGTCGCATAATATATATTATCTTTGTATATTTTGTGAACCCTAATCCCTTTATGAAGTTAGTTTATGCTGGAATTTTAATTCCTCTTGTGTTGTTGGAAATCTGGGCATTATTTTGGTTTGCCTGTGCTTTAGACGATAAGTGTTACTACCAAAATGTAGGAGCTTAGAGATGCCAAAACTTACAAAAACAGGTTATGAAATTGGATCTTCTGAAGCACCAGCAATTGTACTTGGTAAAACTGTATTCAATACAAATCAAGAAGTCCTAACAAATCATCGTGATGCTATAAATAAAGTTGAAAGGATTGAAAATTTTAGATATCCCAAAGCTTTGAGAAGGGGAACTCATTTAGAACATGGAGTGGCTGATTGGGCAAAAGAAGAATTAGAAATTCTTAATGCTCATTCAAATATTTATATGTATGAACCTAAAGAAGTATTTCAAAATATTGGAGAAAAAATGGGAGCTTCCATTGATCGTATTATTGAAATCTCTGAAGTTCCTATTCAAATAGAAGATACAAATGGAGATCGAGTTACATTTATGGGAACTGGTATCATGGAAATTAAAACTGATTTCTATCATCAAGGTAAAATCAAACCAGAATGGTTGATACAAGTACATCATCAAATGATCTGCTCTGGATTAACTTGGGGAATAGTTGCTTGTCTTGATCAAAAAGGTTCATTGAATTTTTATCCTGTCGAAAAGAACGATGCTCTTTGTACAGTTATTGTAGAAAAAATATCAGAGTTTTGGTATTTGCTTGAATATGGTGGAGATTATAAAGAATTTTCTGAAAAGGATAAACCAGAGTTAGTTGATATAGAAGAGAAGCTGGTTAATAGTAATCACGATTTTGAACAGCTTTGTTCTGATTACACTACTGCTTCAAGTGAAGCTAGAAAATGGTCTAAGACAAAAGATGAAGTCAAATCAGCAATTCAAGATGTTTTAGATACTCTTCGATTAACTCATGCCAAGTTTCAAAACTTTGAAATCATTTCAGAAACCAAATTGAAAGAAAAAAAGAAGATGATTGGGACAGGCGAAATGCAAGAAAGCTATTCATTTTCATTAAAGGAGAAAAACTAATGCCAAACTTAACTATGCTAGAACCAAAGTCTTTAACTGAAGCTATGGAGTTTTCAAAAACATTATCACAATCTGGATTAGTCCCAGATGCTTATCGAGGAAAGCCAGCTAATATACTTGTTGCTATACAATGGGGCTATGAAATTGGATTGCCACCTATGCAAGCCTTATCGAACATTAATATTATTAATGGCAGAGCTACTTTGTGGGGAGATGCTTTAGTTGCTGTGTGTAAAAAGCATCCAGATTATTATGGAATGAAAGAATGGTTGGAAGGGGACACAGCTTATTGTTCTGTTAAAAGAAAAGTTAAAGATATTATTGAAGAAACAGTTCGACAATTTTCAATAAAAGATGCTGAAACTGCTGGACTGTTGAGGAAAGGTGGAGCTTGGAAAACTTATCCTAATAGAATGTTAGGTCAAAGAGCTAGAGGATTTGCTTTAAGAGATGCATTTCCAGATGCCATCAAAGGAATTATTACTACAGAAGAAGCAGTCGATTTTCCAGACAATGCAAAGTTAAGCAATATAACGACCATACAACAGCCTTTAATAACAGATGATGGAGATCTTGCTAAAAACATAGTTGATGCTGTCACAGGCGATAATACAGCCGAGAATGTTAGTGTTGAGGAAGATGTACAACCTCTGAAAGTACCTAATATAGAATTGAAGTTGATGAACAAGCCATCTGAATTTTTTGAAACCATTGAACAGGTCATAGAAAGATACAAATCTATTATGGGAATTGTTTATGCAAGTCCAAAGTTTAAGCCAGAAGAAAAGAGAACAATGCTTAAAGAGTTTGAGCATATAAACCTTGAA